AATCCCATCATCGTTTTTCAACATGTTGAGTTGTTGTGCCTCGACTCGAATTTTTTCTTTTAGTGATGAACTAATAAGACCAGCAACAGAACTAACCTCAATATTTCGTTTCTCACAATAGTCAATGAGAATATCCATACAGGGTGATCTAGAGTCTCTTGCAAGTTTTTCAATAAAGATGGAAAACTCTGCTGCTGTCTTAAATTGCTTTGTAATCAAAAATTCATCAGTTACTGGAATTTCTTCCGTTGTCATAATCTATCCTGCGTAAAAAATATGTCTACCGATTTTAGTAACTCTCTGTAATCTCCACCCAGGATTAACATAATCTGCGTGATAGAATAGAACGTTACTATTAACTACTATACGCGTATTGATCTCAGAAGTCAATACTTTTTTCGCAATATCTTTTGCTTCAGCATATAATACTGGGTCTTTGGCAGGTCGACGCATACACGTCCAACTGAACTGACAGACCCTACTTGTTCTCTGATAAACGACAGAGCAAACGTTTGATGGATATTTTGGATTGCGAACTCTATTTAAAGTTACACCTGCAACCGCGATTTTACCCTTTCTGGGTTCATTACCTGCCTCGTAGTAGATGTTATCTGCTAGACAAGTTATTGCTGCAGAATTTTGTGACAGGTATTTTTGTTTTTCTTTTTTAACGTTTTTTTGTATGATTTCTTCTTGTTTTTGTAAAATTTCTTGGTTTTGTCGTTTTACGCTTTCGACTTTCTCATATCCACCGACAGTGTATTCCATTGCGGTGTCTTCGATTCTTTCTTTTGCATAACTCAATGATACACAATATATTACAATTACCACTAAAATTGAAGAAAGAATTTTCAATGTCTTCTTATTAAAGGAAGGCATCTCTATTCCTTGGATTGTTGAACTGGAGAGAGGATTAACCAGTGACTCCCTACACTGGGCACTTTTTTTCAAAGGTGCATTATATTTAGGGTTTAAAGACTCCCAATAGTCTCTGTTTACCGTTGATTTAGAACGGTTGGCGGTTTATTCTGTTTCGAGGGAAACCGCCGAAAACCCAATGCTAGCTTATGCAGCTAGAGCAAAGGCAACGTTATCGTTTGCATTTACAGTTTGTGGCGCTTTGCCAGTCAATCAGTCTCGGTATTCCTATTACACGAAAATCGAATTCCAAGGTCACCCCCATCATAGATACACCATCATCCCTCACTTTAGTAGGCACCCCTTTCGGGTCGGACCTTGATGTATCTATGGTGGAGGTGGAGGGAGTCGAACCCTCGTCTTTCCGCTTTTATTGTCAACTGTCAACAACTGATATATTATTTATACTATAGTTTTGGTCAGAAGTCAAGCCAAATAATAACCATTTTCATAATAATCACGAGTTCGAAGCAATTCTTTCACCCAGTTGTCTCGCTTCTCGATAAACACCTGAGGTTCATCACCCTCGACTGCAATAAGAACTACCAACCACGGAACAGGAATCCCAGTTCGTTCCTCATACATGATTGCATATGCTGCAGTCTGCATAAAGTAAGAACTGATATGTTCTTTCTTTTTGGGTTTGCTAGATGTCTTGAAGTCGATGACTGCTCGGAGACGGTTATAATCGGCGATACAGTCGACACGACCTGCCATACGGAGGTGGTCGCTGTAGAGCGCAAGTTCTTGGCAGTGAATGTCGCCAATCGGATCGAGAACAGGTTTGAACTTCTTGAACATCTCAACGTCAAGTAGAGATGCTTTCGTAGTTGTATACGCTTCTTCTAAATCTTCGTTCTTAAGATATGATTCAGTTAATGAGTGAATCTTAGTTCCACGAGTTGATGCTTTGTTCGAGATCTTATTCGCTTCTTCTTCACCAACACGTTTTCGCCAAGCAGCGATTCCATCTCTGGATAGAACCCCGAGAACAGTGGTAGCAGAAGGATACGCTACACCAGAGGCATTAACGTAAACTCTGCTACCATCTTCGTTCGTAGTTGATTGTGCGAAATCTTCATAGTCATATATCGTCTTAAACATAATTCATTATACTATAATTTTATAGAAAAGTCAAGCCATTTCTTCAATAAATTCTTTTAATTTTAAATTATAAAAACCATAATATGCCATCTGATCTTCAACCTCGGTATAATTTTCTGCTGCAATCACCGCATTTGCATCGTCAATTTCTCTGGTTAGATGAGCAATAAAATCTGCATTAGCAGGATCTTCTGCATCTAATGCATCTAATTGATTTTGTAACTGAGATGGGCGCTGTAGTGCAAGACTTTTTGGTTGGATTGGCAGACCCGTAAATGCATCACCGAGTGATGCATGAAAATCTTCTAGTAGTGTTGACATTTTTATCTCCTATGCTGCGTAACGACTTTCATATTCTAGTCGAGCAATTATATATTCTTTTACAAGTTTTGATCGAACGATATCGTCTACAGTAAACTCAACAGTTTTAAATGAAGGCATCATGTCTGCAATTGCAATAAATTTCTGCAACCCAGACATATCGTTCTTCTTATATAGGTCAGTTTGGCGGAAGTCTCCGCAGAAAATGACCTTTGAGTTCTTACCGATACGAGTCATGATAGAATTGAGTTCCATATCTGTCATATTCTGACATTCATCGACAACTACGATGGAGTTGTCTAGAGTGATACCACGAACGAATGATGTGATAAGGAAGTGAACCATTTTTTGTTCTTGTAGACGAGCAAATGGTTGAATATGATTGAAAAGATCTTCACAGATTTCAACATATGGCATAGTGTAAACTTCTGTCTTTTCTTTTTCGTCTCCAGGAAGATGCCCGATCTCGCGCGAAGGAACTGCTGAGCGCACAATAACGAGACGTTCGAAATTGCTGGAACTATCTAATACTTCTTCTAATGCTTTATATAGAGCGATGAATGTTTTACCAGTGCCAGCGACACCATGTAGTAGGACTGCGGATGCTTGCTTATCATAAATTTCAAAGAAGGATCTTTGATTGAAATTTAGAGGGGAAATTTGTTTCAAATCATTGTATGAAACTTTACACTTAGAACTTCTCTCTTGTTGAATGATAGTTTCGGATGGGGCGACGAGTTGTAGATTATTTTGTTTTCTTCTCGACATTTGCAGTCCTTATTTTAACTAGAGGGTTGATACGAAAAAGGCGACTCCACTACGGAGTCGCCTTTATTTTCCGAGGACATCGGAATCTGAAATTGGGATGGGAGTTCTTTTTTGTTCCATACAAGTATTTATTAAACTGCGACACTCCACCACTCTGGAATCGGGCGATTTTTCCACTTTGCCATAGTTTTTTTTGCGCCGACATAATAGTTACGATACGACTGAATAGAGTCAGGAACTTTGTATTCATCTGGCATCGCAGGAGTAGGTTGCGTTTTATAACCGATAGGAATATTAATAGGAGGTTTACGTAACCAATATACTAGACGGTCACAAGAATGGATCTTGCCATATCGGTGAGTGTATTCAGATAAGAGGGATTGGAATAGGCATACAAGCCAGTTATAATTGTTGTTAGACTGGCGAACCCAAACAGCACTCGGATGATTGATGTGTGTCGCCTTGTATAGTTGCCCCTCAAGAGAAGTATCTTCTAACCGCCATCGTTTGATCTTTCGTCCAGAGGAAGCATCGATATATTCTTTGCCGTCGAGAACACGGTGCGCAGTTGATAGTAACTGGGCATACTCGAGGATCATCTTTACGACATGTTTGTCGTTATGGTATTCTGCGCACTTGGTGACATCGCTGTCAAGATAAAAAATATTCATAATGTATTACTCGTCAAATGGAATCTCTTCCATGTTATTAATTATGTTTTGTATCGCAACTTTAGCGACATCACTTATTATACTGTTTCCTATCGAAAAGTCAAGTGCTTTTCTGACAAAAATTGGATCTAAGGTAGTTAATATATCTGCATTGTATTTCTTTTCACATTCTGGATAAGTATTCAATGCAGCAAGAACAAGTTCTACCTCAAAGTCCGTATATAAAGATATACGATACCTTCTATGCGATAGAAATCTATCTGGAAAATTAACTACTCTACCCATAACAATATTTATTCTTAAAAGACCTTCACATTATAGATATTTTGGAACATGGCAGCATCCTTTTCATCATTTACCATTGGAAATCCTTTAATGTTCAGACTAGTATTAAGTAACATCGGACAACCTGTTTCTTCATACCATCTTGTCAGCAATTCAAACAATCCTGGATGCTGTTGCTTGTTTACAGTTTGGACGCGAGATGTGCCATCAACGTGAACGATAGCAGGGAACTTTGTAGGAAATTTACATCTTGCAGTAAACTGCATGTAAGGGGATACTTCAACTGGCATGTCAAAATACTCCGCTGCATGTTGCTCAAGGATGACTGGTGCGAATGGTCTAAACTTTTGTCTGCGTTTGATTGCATTTACTCTGTCCTTAATGTCAATTCTGGTTGGATCTGCCAACAAACTCCGATTACCCAAAGCACGTGGACCAAATTCTGCTCGCCCATTTGCAACACCCACTATACCGTCTTTTTTAAGAAAAGTCAATAGATTTTCTACAGGATATTCCCCCTCGATATTCTCGCCGAGATATGGACCTTGCCAGTTTAATTTTCTGCGATTGTTTGCAGCAATAGCACCAAGACTGCTCCCTGAATCTCCAGGATTTGGCATGACCCATACATTCTTGAAATACTTTAACGCGATATGATTTGCACTACAGTTTAGCGCACAACCACCCATAAGAACAAGATTTCCTTGTAAGGTGTCTTTCATCTTTGCACGAATCAGTAATTTTTCAAATTCTTCTTCGTATACTTTTTGCGTTGCTGCGGCAACACTATAATGGTCCAAATCAAAGTCATCATTACGCCACCAACGACATCCGCGATGAAGGTTTTCAGATTCCCAAAGATTTCTAACTTCGTCATAATATTTTTCGGCATCACCATATGCTACCATCCCCATTAAGATATATTCATCTTCGTTTGCTTTAAGACCAACTCGGTCTGTCATAGCAGAATAGAACAACCCCAGTGACTTGGGATAATCCATTGACCATTTCTTTGTAAGGTTACTACCAGAACATTTCCAGATTGATGCTGTATCAAATTCACCGATAGCATCGATTACAAGAGCAGTCGCAGATTCGAACCGAGAAGTATAGAAACCTGCAGCGGCATGCGACTCATGGTGCGAGGCAAACTCGACAGGGACATCAAGTCCAAATTCTTTTAGATACTGCCTTACGCTAAATCGAACTAATCCCTGCCCAGAAAGAAATCTACGCATCGCTCTCAATTTGGGTTTCTCATACCAATGTATCTTTTCTGGTTTACCGAACTTCAGCGCTGCGTTGATCAGATCGACATTTAGATGTTTGTCATTTTTAACGCCACTATATCGTTCGACGTGTGATGCGAATAGAATCTCGTCCCCGCTAACAACAGTCAACGCCGCATCATGTGCGGCGGCAGATATACCCCATTCAATCATAGATAAAGGGATCTTGTTTTCTTATTTTTTTTATTCGGCGAATGTGCGATCTCTTTAAGAGATAACTTTTAATTTTTTGTATTAATGATTTTATCATACAATTCCTCTGCAAATAATACATGCGCTATCTCGGGTGGGTGCTTAAACCCACACGGAGGCGGCACCGTTCCACGCATCTGGTTGTTATACCAAGTAAACAACGATGTGGTTGGATCAATGCTATAATCTAGTATCTCTTGAAATATTTTCTCGAACGTCGGTAAATATTGCCAATCAAAATAAATGTCTGCAAAAATATTGCCATGCTTTGATTCCGGAGCATTATAAAAAAGAAGTTCTTTTGGAAAAACTGGTTGCATGTAAAAATCGAAATTATTTACAACGCAAAAATTCTTAAAATTTTGTAATGAAAACAGATAAGTTTGCATGACTTTATAGTCGTTATAATGCATGTCACTATCTTGAACCGAACGGTCGCTCATGACTCTTGATGCAGGTACGCCTGTGTTTTCTGGCGAAAAGGACAAGTATCTATGCGGGGTTGTCACCCCCAAAAAGATCAGATCTGTTTTCGGATTTAACTTTCTAGTATAGTGACCGCGAAATAAATCTAGAGTCATATGATCCACTGCAGATCCAGGTATAGCATAATTAACATGCTCCAAACCAAGTTTATCTGCCAATTTAGCAGCATAACTTCGTTTCGAAGAAACATTAATGTATTCCCTAGAAGTCATCTTGCCTGCACGAGAAACATAGTCTTCAAATTTATGCATGGGTTTTCTATCAGCAATCCACTGATGTTTCATTTTATTGCACTCGTCAAAACTAATCCCAAGCACTTCATGGTCCATTAATTCTGACCCCGCAGTAAATGAACATCCGAATGAAATTAGTCGTGTTTTCCCTTCAAGTTTCATTTTCTGTGATCTTTTGTCATTGGTCTTGGATTTTCTACTTCTTTTCCATCCAAAAAGGTGGATAGACTGTTTCGTAAATCTACGCACTGTTTTCGCATTTTACCATCTTGGGGTAAAGAAGGTATCTCAGCGTCATACAATGCAATCACTTCTTCGAGTTCTTTCCGTGACATATTATGACACGCCATGTGGTCGGGATAATACAAGTAGTTGAAATTTAATGGGTTTGAATTAGTAAAACGTACATATTGATTTACTATCTTGTAAAGAGCAATTGTGTCTCTGACGTTCATTTTACTTATTGTCATAACGATAGAAACATTTGATGTGTGTAAATCGAATTCCTTTGCTATAATTTCTTCTTGGCAGTATTTTAAATTATCCAAAACTTGATCCCACTTAGCACCAACTCTAAGTTTCTCAAACTTATCACCATAAGAATCTATACTGAAAGACAAAACAATACCTCTGAATTTTTTCCAGATATCAATCTCTTTTCTAGTTGGTCTTTGTGTTCCATTCGTATTGTATTGCAATATTGTTTTTTCTGGATTAGATAATTGATCCAACCACTCAAAGTGTGTTTTATTTAGTAGAGGTTCTCCACCTGCAATATCAATTCTAAAATATCCATTTTCTCCAGGATTTAATTTCTTATACTGTTCTAAATCATAAGACCAAGCAATCTCTTCGTTTAAACGATCGTATGTATACCTGTCCAATTTTCCTTCGCGTAAGAGTTCGGTTGCAATTGCAGTCGAGCATGCAGGAGTGCATATGGTGCAGCGAAGATTACATAATCTCCCAGTTTTTAACTGTAGATATTCTAGAGAAACTTCTTCAGGTGGTGTTTGCATTGTTCCATTATGCAACATCCACATATCTTGTTGACGTTTACTGTCTCGCCCTTCTTCTTCTGCAAATTTACATTGATTACAACCACTCGGCCAAACACCTTGCGATAGTTGGTCACGATATTCTTGGAATTCTTCTTTTAAAATAGTCTCTGCATTTTCTATATCTACAAGTTTACTTTTTTTATCTACTTTATGAATGAAAAGACAACATGGTGTTAAGTAACCATCAGTGTCAACGTGCACGGATTTCCACATAGACGGACAATAAATTTTAGGTTCGCTCATATTGATAGATACCAATCTCTTACCTCTGGGTCAATAATTGCAGTTAGACTCTCAAAGGTGTGTTTTCCAAGAAGAAACTTTTCTCTGTGTTGCCAGTTTTTCTTCATCAGTTTTAACATTTCCGGATCCGAATAAATCGGGTTATTGCTTTTGTCCAATTTATACGATTTTAATATTGCAATCGTTCTTTCTTTTCCTCTCAAGGAACACTCTTCAAACCGTTTAATGGCATGATCAAGTATTCGGTCAAAAATATGTTGTGGGTATAACCGAATATCTAGGAATCCTTGTTGAGTCTGTTTGTTAATATGATTGAATAATTTATGTGAGTGAAGTTCTGGATCATACGGTTCATAAAATTCAAACCACCTATCGATATCCATAAGAACTGGAGCAGACATAACACTAGAAAGACCGAATTGGTTTCTTTCGTTTAGTCTAGAATGGTATTCTTTCCAGTTGGCAGAAACAGTATCCCATGATGCGCCATCTCTACAAAATTCAAAAGTTTCATGCGTGCCATCTAGGCTTGCCTGTATACTTGGTTGGTAAAATTTTAGAAGTTCGGGTATTAGTTTCCCCTTCCAGTGAAGGCGAGTCAGATTGCTGTTATAATGAATAAAGATATTATATAAAAATGCAGGATCTTCGGATTGAATCTCTAATAATTTTTCAACCACTTTCCAATGCACATGCGACATCATTGGTTCGCCACCCGCCCAATAAATCTTCGTCAATCTTCGCTGGTCTAGACACTCAATAATTTCTTGTGCCATAGAATCTTCAAAATCATAATCTATGACGAATTCTTTACCAGTCGCCCACATTTTAGGTCGCTGTCCCCACATATCAGCGAACAGTGAAGCATGCGTCGAACTGTATATTGGTCCACAACTCAAACACTGCAGATTACAATGTATTGTTCGATAGTCAAAATATGTAGGAAGCACTGAAGCAGAACCATCATCATTCGTTTTGCTTATGGTTTCGGCA